CATTATCTGTTGGACTTGTTGTGACAAGTCCATAAATATTTTTTCCTTTTGATGTATAACCATTTAGATACGTTGTTGACAGGTAATATGTGGTATTAGGTTCTAATTTCAATGGAATGCTTTTGTAACCAGCCACTGTCCTAGCGGCTTGAATCTCTGCATAGGTAGGCATACGAAACAAATTCGGGCTTACTTTTAACACGCCGTTATTCGTCATGATTGGCACGGGGTTTGTGGGGGTTGGTGTGCCGTTTTGTTCTGTGCCACCAAATGCCTTGACATAATTTAATTCCCCAGCAACAGCATCAGGTAATACCAATGGCGATACAGCGGGCCCGATTACAACCGCCTCTGAACCACCTGTCAAAATAGCATTATACACCTTGCCTTTAACAGCAGGGTCTTCTGGGTCTCCGATTAAAACAATTTGATAAACTTTGCCCGCAACAGTTGGGTCTGTCGGGTTGTTGATTATGCGAGCACGATAAACTTTACCGCCTAGGGTTGCGGCGATTTCTTCGCTAACCTTGTGGACTTGATATACAGCCCCTTTCGTGTGTGGGTCTGTCGGGTCTACTTTGGTAACTTGGTATTCAACACCACCCATAACTTCTCCTTATTGTCCAGTGCGAGCCATCTCGCATAAACGCTCCCTAGAAATAACTTGTGCTGCGGTTTTGCCATTGTTTACATAAGTTGTCATATCAACGCACGATATTGACTGACTTGATGATTTCATCAGGCCACAACCGGTTAAAACACTCATCATTATTATTACCGATAATCCTTTGTAAGTCAAGAATTTTCTGATTTGCTTGCCTGAGTGCAACGAGTTGTTTTTGCGTTGTTTGATGTAATTCAGATTTAACTTGATTGCGACCAGCCTCACACCCTTTACTATATACATATAGATGAGTTCCAAGTAACACCAACACAAATCCCACAATCGCATAAACATATTTCATTTATTCCTCTCTACTATGACCACGCATATCGGGCGATAATAATCGCCCCATCTCCGCCAGCACCACCAAGCATGTCATCAGCTGCTGTACCTGCGTTATGTCCATTGGCCCCATTAGTCCATCCGGCACCTCCACCGCCGCCAGCACCTTTTTGTTGCGAAGAACTAAACGTTGCGCCACCACCGCCACCACCTGCGCTCATTGCATTATATAATACTTGTAATTGCGCCGCGTTCATATTAGCCAAAAACGTCGGTGTAATTGTTGAGCTTATTGCGCTTAAACCAACGCCGCCCAAACCACCTTGAGCAACGGTAGAGCTTGTTGCCGCGGCCCCACCATTATTCTCGTATAAAACAACCGAATTGTAGTATCCTACACCACCAAGGACATTGTTTACATTTGTCGCCCCGTTTCCACCACCTTTACCGCCATTGCCGCCAGCTACTGCATTGGTTGTTTCGCTTGATTGTGCATTAGACCGTCTGAGTTCGCCAAAACCAAAAGCGCCGCCACCATTGCCACCATCTCCACCACTAGTACCAGCAGGATATTGAGATGTTTTGCCGCCTTCAGCAACAACAATAGGCGTCTCATCACCGGCTATTGTTACAGTAGTATCACCTCCGCCAGTCGGCGCACCACTTGCTGGTGCAGACGATATGGTATTACTTCCTCCGCGTCCGCCAACACCAATATTAAACGTAACTTGTTTTGCCTCTGTTAAGGTAAAGCTACCGTAAGAGATATAACCACTTCCACCGCCATTTCCACCGTGTCCTGCATACAAATACGAGAAATTACCCCATGTTTGTGCCGAGGTAACTTTTCCTGCTGCACCACCCGCACCTGCGCCAACAGCAACATAATAATACTTACCTGGTTGTAATACTCTTGTCTCCGTGGATGTTATAAGAGACGAAGTAGCGTCTTGTGGATTTAACACAACAGTATCCGAAAAATTAGGTGTTGCATAATCTATAAATACCGGATTGCTCATTGGAGAAGTCACGCCAGCAAACTCTGCATCGTATGTAATTGTAGTTCCCAAAGGAACCGGATATTGCGCTTCACCAACGCCTTCAGACACCTTTATGTCATTTATATATATTCTTACTGTGCCATTAGACGGATTACAATACACATGTGCATAATTCACAGCTTGTTGTAAGTCAATATAATCTGTCTGTAAATCATTATCTATCATGGTGGTAGAACTAACAGATGTTTGCGTTATATAATACTGTTTGCTCACTTCCCATGTAATAACTTCATCTATATAACATGTAGCAGTTGTCTCTCCGGTACCGGTAACGGTTCTTGTTAACCCTGTATGCGGGTTGTAAATAGTTATAGTAACATCAGCATCATTTGGTGTTCTTGCGCGGACTGTGTAAGACAATGGTTTTATATTCAACACTGTATCAGGCGCAACCAATACCGTATCCACCAAATAGTTACGATTGTCTGTCGGAATAACAACACCCGAATTTGGAATATATCCCCCTGCGCTTATTTGCCAATAAATCGCCTGTGTTGTGCAAGGGATGGTTATACTTCCTGTATAATTAGGGTTTTGATATGTGTTGTCTAAAGATAAAACCTTAGTGGCCGTTGACGGAGTAGTATTAGAAATACTAACAGTTGCCAACATTTCTAAATATTTTTCAATATTATCGGCTCCAACAACAAATTCATCTGTAAAATCTTGTAAACCAGCATTAATTAATGTGACGCAGACATGATAACCTTCTGCAATTTGTGCTGTTGTAGTAAAAAAGACTTCGCCTTGCACATCTAGATTCTCTATTTTTACCGTAGCAGTAGAAGGGGTTGGATGTATTGTAATAGTGCGTTTTGCTCTATTGCTCAAAGGAATATTAACAACTTGATTTTTATAAACAACAACAGAATTTGTTGCTGTATTATAATTGCTTTTTTCTATGGTGTATACAACATCAGTCCCCGCGGCCACAGTTATAGATTGTCTACCGGTCCCAGTAACAGTAGTATACCCATCTGCTTCAAGAGACACAGTAGAAACGTAATCTTCAACGCCATCTACAGTAGGCACAATAGTAAGAGTAGCTTGCTCGCTACCGTCGTTTAATGTAGTCCAAAGTAAATCCTGGCTAAATATTTTCATTGTAGCCCCTTACGATTGTTGAGCGGTTTTTGTAATTATACCAACTACCCATCTTTGTTCGTTTACATCATATTCAAAATACACATTGTATGTCCCGGTAGAGCTTAATGTCGAAGCCGGAGATAAAACACTTGTGCCAAAATTCATTGTAGCACTCGATATAGAAACCGAGTAATTAGATGGATTTTTTAATTGAACCATACATTGATGCAAAACCGTTGTATCTGATACGACTGGCGGAACCAAAGTAACCGCGCTGCCTAACGTAATAGACTTAACTGCTCCGTCTACAAGATTAATTGTTCCTTGAGCATCATCATCAGAACTAACGGCAATCAAATCCATTTTTGCATCTAATGCGTCTTGTAAATCTGTAATTTTTGAAATTGTTAAAGCCGGTATATCAGAAACAGATAAGGTTGTAACACTTGTCACAAGCCCTTTAGAATCAAATGATACCTTGCAACCTGTACCCGGAGTAATAGCTGCATTAGCAAAAACAACATTGCCTGTTAAAATGCCTTGCAAATCTGCAAATTGCACAACAGCCGCAGATGTAATCAACCCTTGCTCATCATAACTAATTTTACGAAATACTGGCGTTTCTTGAGCCTCAACGCCTACACCCTGGCGCACAAGTTTAAAACCACCTGCGGTTGCACCGTCGTGAACGCGGATTGTTTTCGCAGTTTTGTCATAAGTAAACTCGCCCTCTGCGCCAATAAACCCAGAATCTATATAATCTTGCGCTGTTCCGCGACGTCTTTGAACTTGTGTTGTCATGATTTTCTCCTTCTCTATACTATACTATTTTTTGCCCCAAAAGTCAAGGTTTTTTTAACCTGCTGCCATACCCGACACTTGCCAAAATACGGGCGCAATATTTGAATCCAACAGTATATATATTGTTGTCGTCGTTCTTGTTCCAACAGATGTATATAGTTCATTTGCGATTGTTGCACCACGGCCGTTTCCATTTGTGCGTATTACAGTATAGTTTGTGTCTGCCATAGTTACAGGTAACGTTTGTGTTCCGCTTGTTGATGTTTTTCCACCTTGCTCAACCCACCCAGATTTATATTTTCTATACCAAGTGTAATTATTCTGGGCTGTCGGCAACTGTGATTCTACAACATAATCATAGCCTTTCAATGTCGCAACATCCGCCAATACCCCTGTGCAAGTTTCCAATGCTGTATCGGTTGCACCTGTTGCCAGTTGTATCATAACTCGTAATTGTGCGGTATCTGTTGTGTCTGCAATTAAACCGGATTTTGTGCTATCTGTGGTTATACCAACGGTTCTATTGTCTGTTCTCAACCCGCTGCCCGATTGTCCTGTGGTCCCCATACTCGTCCCGTATGCGGTTGAACAAGTTTGTAACGTGTCAAAATTACGCGAAACAAGACCTGCATTAGATGAATTATCATAAGACAAACCGAGCGTCATACCATTACCGACAACAGGTATATTGTTTGTTTGGACTATGTGTGCGTTTAATGTTGGAACTCTAAACTGGGTGTTTCCTGTGCCGTCCCAACCAATTTTATCGCACCAGCCTTTCGTGCTGATTGCCGTTGAATATGCCGACAGACTGACATAATCCAATTTACCTGCTTCCAACAATTCGCCGATGCTTTCTGTGCCTGTAAAATCTGTCGTGTTATAGGTTGCACCATCGCACTCAACCGCACCGTTCAATTCATTATCTGTGCGCATTGTAAAGAATATATCGCCAACATTGTGTCCTGCACCACCAGAACTCGCATCTTCCCACTTTGCGTTTCCGTTTGCGTCTAATGTCAAAACCTGCCCTTCGGTTGCACTTATGGTATCTGCTAAACGCGCTTCAGGAATAGTACCGTCTGCGCTCATCATTTCAAAATTCCCATTGCCATTAGCAACCATTAAAGTGTTGGCAACGCGGTTGACCCCGCTTCCAATTTGAATTGCGTTTTGAGCATTACTTGTGGTTTCTGCGTCATAACCAATACACACACTGTTTCGCGCACCCGAATGAGCCTCTGCACCAATAGTAATTGAGTTGTTTCCTGGTGCTGTAGCATGATACCCAACAGCGATACTATAATCACCTGACGCTATTGAATTTGCACCAACCGCAACAGAATAAGTATAACAAGCGGCTGTATATCCCACGGCAACCCCATAATTAGCACGTGTGGTCCAACTATAAGAATTTACACCAACTAAAACAGTGTATGGTGCTACATTCCATGTCGTACCTACAATAACCTGGGTGCTTGTAATTTTTAAGTTGCCCCAACTTGCACCTGTTCCGTTTGTGGTTAGGAATTTACCTGCGTTGTCTGTTTGGTCTGGCAAAGAATCCCCTATAGCAGAAATAACGTTGTTTTCGTCTATTGTTATGTTTGTGCCAGCAGTTAAAACATTTTGTTTTGAATCAAGTGCGTTTTTTAAATCCACCTGGTCCTCAATGTCTCCACCTATTTGCCCCCAAGATATCGAAAGCGTTTGATTCTTCCAAATGCCATTATCATAAACAAGATATTGATTGTTTGTTGGTGACGAAATATTTACATCTGATAATTGAGACAAAGACGATGCGCCAGAGCCGCCTTCAACAGAAGAAAGATATTTTAAAAACATATACCAAACCCAGGAAATAGAACCATCTTTTTCTTGAATAGGTATATGAATTGATGGTATAACCTGTTTTGCCATTATATTAACCCTTGTTCCATTGATATGCTTGCACTAAGTACATTCACCATACTTGCTGTTGAAAACCTTACTTTGTATGTTCTTAAAGTAGACGAACCAAGGCGTCTAAATTGTAATTTTTTATGATATTGCCCGAAATTACCAAGACGCAATGAACGTTCTCCGACCCATGTGTATCCACCGTCATCAGACCATGTTAGCATAACAGTATCGTCTGGCCCAAGACCGACATCAACATCAAGCGTCAGATTATAAAAGAACATACGTTTCTTTTCTTCTACCTTTAATGTAGCAAACACAAACTCCCTACAAATAGGCACACCATTATCAGTATACGCGTTACTATCCATAACATATAACTTATCGGTTGTTGCACTAGAAACAATTACCTCTCCATTTGGTCTACGAGTAATATATTCACCTTCCCATTCTCCGCCGTCACCGGTTTCGCGCTCCACCCAAGAAGATGTTGTTAAATCATACTGTAATGTCTTTTTAAATTTCTTAAATTTCAATATATAAAACGTATGACCGCCCTGAGTATATATTTGACCAATAACCCCATCTTTGTCTTCTTGAGTTTCTAACGTACCCCAAGATTTTATCATATCTAACAAAGCAGGTGTAGAAATTTGTCTTAAATTAGAATAGTTATCTGCTGCATAAATTTCGCCGTTGGTACCATAGAAAAAGAACGCCGTTTCATACACCGCAATGCTGTTTTTGCACACGCAACCCTTGTTAGCATACGCGCCTTGCACATGGGCAAAGAAATTCTCGTCAGCCTCTCCGGTTGGCGCTACTACCTCAATACTATTGGCACCAAAACACCATAACTCACGCATGTTTGATTCCAGGGCCGTAAGGTTGGTTAAGGCCGTGTCTAATTGAAATGCGTGCCGCATTTCGTGCGCTAACACATCTGTATATTGCACATAAGAATTACCGCCTAACTGACAACAGGTCACAAACACTCCAGATATATAAGCCAACGAAGTATAACGTGCGTCTTGCGAACCTTCTGGCAAAGCAACAGGGCCAAACTCCCAACTTGACGGAGCAAATTTGTTTTCGTCTTTTAAGTTAACAAAATATAATTTTTTACGTTCTGAATTAAGCAACATTACCGTTTGTCCGTTGCTTACCATTTTTACTGTCGTTTTTGGGCGATTAATCGCATCTCCTGCTAACTCGCTCCAAGGCTTACTTGTTATTATCGAAACTTCACCGGCATTGTTTCTATACATAACATATATCGCTACTTCCGTAACCACAATCAGGCAATCAGAAAGATAAATCATACCAAGGATTTTATAATCGTCCCCTGTGCCCAAATCATAATATTCTTTTAACCCTGGAGTTCCTATAAGCATATATGCGTTTGAGCCTGCGGCTTTTTCAAAAAGCATGTTAAGCAAGCGTTCAGAACTAAATGGTTTTGACCGGGATTGATAACTTTGTTGAGGTAATTGCAATTCCATTACCGCCACCTTTCGTTTGGTGCAATACTATACGAAGTATCTTCATTATCATGTAATATTGCATTTTCTTTACTCGCCTCCGCTCTTGCGGCTAACGCAGCCTGTCTTTCTAACGGCAATCCGTAGTCTGAAGCTAACTGAGACGCCAAACCATCCTCAACTGCTTCGTAATATTCATCGGGGAAATCTGGAGTGCTGCGTGCATTTTCCAGGAGCGCAAGTGGTTCAACATACGAGAACTTCAGATACTCCCCAAACTTTGTTGGTGTGCCCCAAACCATCATCTTACCGTCTTTTGCGTCGCGCAAGAAACAATAGTTAACTGGCTCCCCTCCAAGGGCTTCTTGAGGCAACAACGAAAAATCTTTTAACGCCAAAGCATTCATTGGCAACTGTGTTTGATTCCCAATGCCATACTTAACAACATTCATTAACTCTTGCGGACGCCCAATTTGTTCGCCAAACGCATAGGTCAACAAAGGATTAATTGGCATTATAGAATCACGATATTCCAAAGAACGAACTTCAACATCCGAAACAAAATATGCGTTTTGAGCATCGAACTGAATGTCAAAAACACGACCTTTTACCGTCAACTGAGGCGTCCATACGGGGTTAAAATCATTGGCGGTATAAATTTGTGTGCCAACTATACCATCAATTAAAAATCCATAAACTGCTATAAATGTGCAACCATCTTTATATCCCCAAGCACTCTGGTTAGAAATCATCAACGGCATTGGTTGGAATGTCACACCATCTTTCGTGAATGAACAATATTGCGCTGTATTCATATTCAACAAGCGGTCGCCAATAACACAACGATTTTGAGAATACACACCAACATCAGAAAACACATTCATGTCTAACGTAACAAATGTATTTGTAGTGCCAATGTACAACTTATTCAAGAACTCCGCCGGGTTCGATACGCTGTTTAAATTTATTGTCCAACTTGCAGAAAAATCAACAAAATCCATCGTGGATACAACGGTTCTTGTTATGGTTCCTGCAGCTTTTGGAGAAACTAAATACCATGCGTTTTTAAACTTTATAATCTTTTCAACACCATTAGCAGAATATACTTGATTTAACATACCAGAATTTAATTCATAAACCCCTGCAGAAGTGTCAAACAAATACGATGTGTTGTTTGCTATACAAATAGAAGCATTTGTAAGGCCGTACGCAGTAGTATCTATGACACTCCAGTCTTGCCCATACAATTTGCAAAATAGATACACTTTGTTTTCGTCTTCATCATAAACCGTAACATATAAATCGTTTGCACTCTTACCAAAACCCGTAATGCGCACATTACCAGTAAGCGTTCCCCAATTCACCAAAACTGTAGCAGCATCTAAAACAGACCCCCAATCATCAGTAACCAAAGACGAAGAGTCAGCAACACTACCCCAATCTAATTCATTAACCGGAGCCAAGGATGATATCTCTGACCATAATAACAACGTTTTTTCAGGATAATCCTTTTTTGCATCGATGTATTCTTTACCTAACCGCAACAATATATTTTCATCCAAAGGTTGCTTCAAATATAATTTTACTGTCTTAGAGTCGCTAGACACAACTTCGGCAGATTCTACATCAAATGTTCCTGTAATATTGTCGTAATCAATAATGCCGATTGTATAAGGAACAGTATCTAACCCTTGAGCAATAACGCAACGTGGCTGTATAGGGTAATCGCCTGACAACGACGACACAAACACAGACGTGCCATAAAATATATATGAAGATGTTACAGATGCCTGAGCTAAAGGCTTATCCAAAGTTATAGTCGTGCCCACGGCATCAACAGAATAAACCTGTCGCAACACCCACGAGCCAGAAACACAAACAAATATATAATCGCCAACTTCTGGTAGCACAGTTTGACTATTAAACGATATGGTTTGAAAACTCGTATTAAATGTTTTTTCTTCAGTTTGTGCCACATTAAACGATTGGCCATAAAACACAAAATTTCCATCGTATAACGCTTGTTGCATCGGAGATTTTAATGTTATAATCTTGTTATCAAAATCAACTTCTGATATTTGATTCTGATTAATAGTATTGTTTAAAACAATTATCTTTTGTCCTTCAGCAACATTAGACCAGTTGTTCAAGGATATTTTAGTTGCGCCTATGCGCTCAAATCCTGTAACATCACAGGTTTCAAAACTTTTATATGCTTGTGTAGCTAAAGAATATTCTTGTTTTTTTGGCAAAAATGGCATATAGCCTGTTTTTATCTTAAACAAACGAAAACCGTCATTATTCCATGATTGTAGCATAACGTTTAGTGTGTGCGCCGCATCAGCTATTTCAGCCGCGGTTGGTTCGCTTTCTAAACTGGTGATATTAGCCTTGCGAAATGCACTTGCTATTAAATCGTTTCTTACTTTGTCTAACATAAAAACGCTCCTTATAACTTAGACCAATCAGTTAAAGATACATCTTCTTTTAATTTCCATGGTCTTGGGTCCGGGACAGCTCTTTGCTCTTTAGGTATTCTGATTGGCATTTCTTGCGGATTTCTTGGTTCCCAGCAAGTATCAGAACAAACCCTTTCTCCTTTCCAATTCATACGAGTTTGGCTCGCATACCGTACAGAGCCGCATATATCGCACATAACTTTATATTCGCCTTTAACGTACGGTTTACGAGCCATTGATAACTCCTATACTATCGATTAAACACCAGTATTTCCATAGATAGCACGCCAGTCGTTGCAGGTGTGGCTATAACGCGCACGGGCTGTAACGATAACGTCTTTCGTCAAGAAATCAGTATCAACATCAATAGTCAAAGCTTTACGATTGTATTCAATCAAGCCTTCTGGACAATCTGTCTGCAAGAACCATGCAGTAGAAGATGTCAAATATGGAGAACAAATAACACCTTTAATCAAGTTGCTGTTCCACACATTGATGTTGTTGTAGTTAGTATTAACCAATTTGTCAGACTTCAAGATTTCTTTGATTTCCAATTCTTTGGTCACAGGAGCAATAATATTCTTAATGCCCAAATCTACTGGAATGTTCTTGTCGTCTTTTGCTTGACGAATCTGATAATACATTGCGCGCAATGCAGCGTCAGAAATATCAGCCGCAGTTGCAGCAATGTTGGATTGCAAACCAGATTCTGTCGGATGCGATGCAGAGCACAACACCACACCGTCTCCATAGGTATTGCCAGAGAAAGCGCCGTTCAAAATGTTATGAGCAACAATTTCTTTGGTTGTACGCATAGATTTAGCCAACATAGGTGTCAATTTGTTAATTGTTTGTTTGTACAAATTGTCATCACGAGCTTCTTCTGTGATACGATAACCCAATGCCCAAACAGTGTGAGCAATACGATTGCTGTAACCCTGTTTCGCCGCATCCATTGTGATTTCGGCGCCAGATTCTTTACGACGCGCCAAACCAAAACCAGTCACTTGAACTGAAGTTTCAGCGTTCTTTTCAGAATTGCGTTTTTCAAATATTTTCGCCGCATATTGTGGATGTTCACGATAGGACTGTCCAAAAATGCTACGAATACCTGGTTCTAATAACCGAGGAAAAGAGCCTAATGTCATAGTCATAGTTTATCTCCTTAGTTCAAGCCAGCAACTGCATTGGCTTCGGTTGAACTGTTGATGCGAACCAAATATTGCGTTGCATCGGCTACTGTTGGGTCTGCCACAACACCAACTACGCGGAATGGCAAACCTGCCGTTGTCGTAGTAGCTGTAATAACCACACCGGACACACCATTTGCAGGTGCATTATATTCAAACCCGCAATTTCCACCGACTTTGATTGTTTCGCCGGATTTTGCGCATACTTTGAACAAAGCGTCTTGGTCATCCATTACATACACGACACGAGCAACACCGCCTTTTCCTTGGTCGGCAACTGGATCAAACGGATTAACTGGAGCAATACCAACAACAACGCCAGTAATTGCTTTTGCTGAAGAAACAGTAGAAGATTCTACGGTAGCGCAGGGCAAAACACCCGCCGGAATACCGTTAATTTCAACACTGTTCGTTCCCACTGTGTGAGTGACAACATCCCCTTTAGCAACAGCGGCTGTGACAGTAGCAGGTATGAAGTAAGAACGAAGCCCACCAAAACCTTTGTTGTCTTGTCCGCCAACAGGGATGAAGCCAAATTTAGCTGTTGAATTAGCCATTTTGTACTCCTTAATAAAGTTTTGTTAAACATGGATTGTTTCGTGACTCAACTAACATACCTATTTAACCCGCAAGGTAGGGATAACTCAATTTCATACACTATTTTAACATAAAGCGCCTATAAAGTCAAGAAAAAAGAAACTGCCCCGGAGGAGAGAGATTAGGAAGGCACCAGGGCAGTAGCGTTATAACAAGAAAATGGTAAGTTGTTATAACGTAGCTTCTTTTTGCAAATGCACGCCTTCTATACTTGCGTCTTTTGCAAATTTTAAATCTTCTGGAGCAATACCCAAAGACTGGAATTTTTCTTCCGCCGCTTTGCGCTCAGCATCCATATCTTCTTCAAACAACTCTTTTTCGATTTTCATCAAATATGCCCAAGCAGGGTTTTGCATACCTGTTGCAAACTTTATCGGCTCACCTTCATTTTGATTTAAATAATGCGCCAAATCTTTGTCTACAACAAGTTCATAACCACGAGCCTGAAACATGTTAACGCGCCCAGGAGCATCATTAACAATCATGTAATGAAAGCGAGGGTCTTTCATGTTTTCTGGAATATCAAAAGGGTTATCAATGCCAACAGCTGACACTTTCGCACGAGCTGCACGTTTTGCTTCTAACCGTTTTTGATAATCATCTTTTTTTTGTTGCTCTAACGCTGCTTGAGCAGCCATTTGTGCCATTTGATTCTTATCATCTGCCATAATAAAACTCCTTATTTTCTAAATTGTTTTTTAAATTCATTCCATAAAGCTTTAGATTTTTCGTCTCTATCACGATTACGATACCAATCTGTTTCAGCAATAATACTAACCGCTGTATCTTTTTCTTCTTTTGTTAAAGAATCCCAGCCTTCGTATTCGTTTTTGCGAACCGGCATAGCACCTGTAACATCCGCAACCGATGGTCTGGCTACCGGAGCGACATTAGGAACGCTTCTACGCCCAAATATCTTGCTTTCAATATAAGCGATGCGTTGGTCGGTAGATTGGTCTGCATTTATTGGAGAAGTTACAAATTTTACCGCTTCATTGTAAATTTCCCTTTGCTCCAATGTCAGTTTTGGATAAATACTATCGCGCCAAGCACGTTCCTTTTCTACATCAATATTATCCGGCACAATTGTTTTTTGCTCCGCTTGCCCCTTAAGGTTTTCACCAATATGCTTTTGTTCCTCTTGCGTCAAAGCCATCTTAAGTTTGTTTTCAAAAATCTTTTCTGTAAGCTCTGCGGCTTTTTTAGAATTTGCCAACAAGTGCGCTTCTTCCAATTCTTTTTGCAACTGTTCGTTCGACGCATTCAAAGAGTCAACACGATTCTGCAATTCACGTTTTTGCATTTCTAAAATAGTCGGGAATGCTTTTTGCATATCTGTAACTTTCTTAGACATTTCACGCAAACGGTCACGTAATACCGGAGCGGATTGTTCTGCTATGTCAATAAATGTCTTGGGGTCTTTCCAATCAGACGGATTCCCTTTGAAATTTTCTTTCGGACTCCATCCCATGTTTTTCGCATATTTTATTTCTGATTCTTCAACCCCAAACTCTGACGCAAGCTCTGCATCAGTCTTTGCCACAGTGACATTTTCTTGTTGGTCTGGCACATTTTGAGAAGCGTCACCTTCTGTGGGCATTGCACTACCTTCTGGTTTATTTTCATCTTTTGTTTCGACCGTTTTTTCTTCGACATTTTCATCTCCTATGTTTGTTTGAGTTGGGTCATAATCCGGCGAAAGCTCTTCGTCAGAAAATTCAATTTGTACATCCAAATTATCATCTGCCATATTAATTCTCCTTTTTCTTTAACTTTGAAATAACATACTTTTCCTGCATAATACGTATTTCGTATCCATCATTCATACCGGGTTTGCTCTCGTCTTTGCGAGAAACAACCGTTCCGCTATACTTAGCGAATATCACCTGGTCCCCAGGAACAAAAAAATCCACGTTTGGACCACATTTTATTACATCACCAATAATACGTGCCGCAAGTTCTTTTTGAACTGTGTTTTGGGTTAACAAAATACCACTTTTGCTCTTTTGTTCAGGAAATTGTATTTTAATCACTAACTGGTCATCCAACGGTTCGATATCATCAATCCTGTCTTCAGGAACCAGTAACATATCATAAGTGTTACTCATAAATCAACCCCCATAAATTCCTTCATCATTTGACGGTATCCTCTTGTAACTTCCTCCAATTGCTTCTTTTCTTCCTGCATGGTTTCTAAGTTTAAATTCAAAATTCCATTACAAGCTTGTTCGATTCCGTTCATGATAGACAAAGTATACGGATTGATGTTTTCAGCGGGACCGCTAATCATATCCATCTTTTGCCTAGCAATATCTTGACGCTTCATCAAAATATATTTGAGAAATTCCTGGGTTACTGGGCTTAATCGCCACTCAGCCCATTGGCTGTCGGTTATAATGTTCATTTTACGCTCCTTTTTTCTTTTTACTCAATCTGAGACTTAAACTTAACGCTTACATCATTAGGTTGTTCGTCTTCCACTCCTTCAACCCCTTCTGGAATAGATTGCATCAGCTTATCGCCTAACAAACTACCAACAGGATTGTTGAAATTGATACCCATGGCGGCGGCCAGTGATTGTATTTGAGCGCCCAAATTAGAGCCGTCTACAACATCTTCAACGACCGCCTTATCGCCAATTTCTTTTGCTTTTCTAAATGTTGTCGCAACCTTCATATCAGCCATAGCACGTGCACTTCTCGCCAAGCCTTCGGTATCCGCACGGTACAAGTCGCCAATACCCTGGTCTTTCGCACGTAGAGCCATAGCCAAAGCTTGAACTGTTTGAGCCTTGATGTAATCCAGTTGCGCCATTTGCGTCTGTAAAGCAATTTTATCAGACGGAGACATTTCTTGCGGCATAACAGCAGATGCATCAATTCCTGCGTAATCACATATCTGTATTGCCGCAGCATCTGCTGGAATTAACTTTTGCTGAGCCATCTCTAACAACTGCTGTGCTTTCGTCGCCTTACTAATCGTAGTAATCAAATTCGGGTCAGATACAGGTATTATAGAACCAATCTGAGCGAAATCCGCAATGGAAGCGCCTTCACCTGCAATTGTTTGATATTCTTGTATATCAGGATACTTGATAATCCAACTTAATATCAAACGCAATTCTTGTGTTAAAGCACGGTGGAAACGTTTATAAACGGATTTCAATCCAGTCATGCCATTTTCAATAATTGCCATCGAACTCGTAGCGGATAAGTTCGATGGAATTTGCACATCGGCAATTTGTTGCGCACCAGCAATCTTTGCCCCCGCATCTATTAAAGTCTTCAACAATTCAAACGTTGTTGAACTCGGTTCGCTCTTTGGATTTGGTAAAATATTATCAGCTAATTTGCCGGTAAAATTATTAACCGTTTTCCATTCACCAGGAGAAGTAACATTTTGGCCTTGTTGTAAGCGAACAGACTTAGAAATCCAACCGCCACCAGTGTTATTCAAAGTTCCAGCATCCAGTAATTGATTGATAGAAGTGTCTACCGCTTGATTGATGGATAATAATAATTCACCAATACCTAACGCATACATGCTTCCGTCTGGACTTTGCATAAATGGAAATTCCACAAAGTAATCATCTGGAACAATTTTATAAATACTTCCGCCAACGTTACGAACAATAGAATTTTCACTATAACGAGGAACAATTCTCACAACTTCAGAAACCTTTGGTACGAAAGTAACAATGTAGGGTTCAGCAAAACCATCGCCATCCATATCCCAATTTATGTAACCTTCCACCACTTCAAACACATCCGCAAAATTGCTTGTTGTTTTATCCTCTACGCGGACCGTTGCATCAGAAATAACATCTTCGCCCGCCTGTTCCTCTTCTGGAAAATCTTTCTCGTCAGCATACCATACACCGCTTCTTATCAAGCCTATAATGCTTTGACGTGTTGCTGTATAACGATGAAAATAAAACGGAGCATCTTTTAAACTAGCCGCCTCGTTTGGAACAAAAATATCTTGCGGAAACACCAAATCACTACGAACACTCATTACTTCAGGGTCAAAATACACCTTCTTCAACATCAACCCGTTAATAGGTAACGCCGTAGTCAATTTGTCTAAGTTGTCTGGCCACGAAGGAACTTTCTCTGAAAGCAAATAATTTAAATATATCGCTATACGATGTCCAGCAGCATAATCTTTGCTGTCAGTATAATATTTTGTTTTTGCTACATCACCATCTTGCCATACAGCAGGAAACATACGACTCGCAAAATCAATACACGCATTGGTTATTAATGGATATTTTACACTCGCTGCGCCTTTCCACGGGAATGTTTTCGGTTTGTAAACCTGTAACGCTTCCTCATTTGCTTGGCGTAATTTTTCATTACGCGTAGTGCGTATAGCAACCAAATCCTTATATCGAACATCACAATAATCAAAAATACTCCCAAGTACATCGTCATTTAACAGCCTCGCAATGTCGGTAGGATTCGATAAAATATTTTCAATGCTTAATTTTTTAGCCATAGAAATTACCTTCTGGAGTTGCGTTTCTTAAAATTAATAGATTCTCTTATCAAAGAATTCATGGTTTCAGCAGCGTCTGGATTTCCATTATAAGCTTCTTCAAATACACTCAACATAGATTCATATTCACCACGCGGAATCGCATTATAATTAGGAGAACGAGTATAACCAGCAAATTCGTCGTCGAACTCACCGTTTCCAAACATCGACTGATGAACAACAGGGTCCTTAACGACGCCGGTTTTTCCAAAGTTACTCATAACATATTCAACACCAGCTTTTGGAGATTTTAATATCGCAGGGAAATACCTAGTTCTTTCATTCATGGTATCTAACGGCATTTCTTCCAGTTCATCAAAAGTTATTCTTACCCCTGGTTGGTTTTTAGCCATAACAAACTCCTTTCCATAAACTATCAATTGTAGTATATCGCTTTTCGACCAAAATGTCAAGGATTTAATAACCCGTAGGCCCAACGTCTCTATCAGGGTTATACATGTCATCCAAATACTTGTTCATGTCTTCTTCGTAAAGTTCCTCTTTTATCATTTCAAAGGTGGTAGCGAGGTACCTAAACGCGTCCGCGGCATCGCAGTTGCCGTTGGAGTCATGATTGGGGTCCATAAGATACCCGCCATCGGGGGATTTCTTCTTTCGATAGTTCTCCAATCGTTTAAGCCCATCCGGTACCCCGCTCTCTGGGTCAGAATTGAATCTGCACTCGGGTATAAACTTGCCAGTCTCATATACATCTTTCAATTTGTCCTTCGTTTTTGGCACAACATACACGTTGTAACCCCAATTTTCTACCTCAGAAGCCAAAGAACGGTCACCATCCTTAAAACTTCCATGAGCAGCATCATGCGGAAGCAATACAAGGCGGAAGCTGTAGCCTTTTGCCGCAAATTTTTCCAAAAACCACGACATTTCGCCCTTTCTTATCTCCAAATACGCAAAAATACGCGGTTCATCCTCCACAAATTGCGCACACCAACACGCCGCAAGGTCTGAATGACCAATATCAAAAGCACAAACAGCCGGGTAATTACGCAAATAAGGTGTATTCTTAACACGACCGTTGGCTCGCATCAAAGCAAGCGGTCTTCCCCATACTTGGCTTTCGTTGGTTTGCTCGAACGCTTCCTTGTCCACAGTCGGATACTCTTGCCTCATCTTAAACCCAAGCACCCTCGACATAGCCGCATACCAATTCTTTTGCCGTTCGCTTAACTCTATACCATACCTTTCCTTCAATTCACTGAAGTATTTACGCAAATCAGAATCAAAACCACCAGCCGGCGGAACATCAGACGTAAATTCTGGACTCCTCCACCAAGAATAGAAATGCCGCATAAAGGTGTTCTGGTCTTGCGGATGGTCCATCGCTTTGTTCATATACGCTTCGTAAAAATCCCCACTCGAACCTTCAGCCGTACTTTCAATACAACAAGTCCCACCAGGAATCAACGCTGGTAACGTTCCAGTCCAAAATTCATGGGTCTTTTCCGGGTCCTTAATATAGCTCTTCGCCATTTCAGACGAATGAATACGGGTGGCGGTTGCCGAACGCGCAGATACCGTAACCGTTATCTTCGAATTGTTATTCAATAAAAATTCATCACTATTAGATTTAACTACCTTGCGTATCTCTTTGATTTCAGCTGGTAAGTTATTATACGCAAATTTAATCTTTGTCTCCATAATTGCAGAGGCCGCGTCTTTGTCCTGCGCAATAATAAAGACGTTTTCATTAGAATTGAATATCGCACAATCAAGATAAAATATTTGAATAAAAGTCGAAAAGCCTAATTGACGGGATTTGCAAATCACATGCCGCGGATGCTGACGAATAGCACAATAAAGGTCCGCTTGCTCCGGTTTCATCACAAACGTCACAACCTTTGAGTTCTTGTCAACAATCTTATACAGATTATTGAGCCGCCAAAATTGATTGGAGAATTTATCCTCGGCGCTCCAATTATCCATTTGGGCCAGCATGGCTGGTACATCCGGATAGGTCGAAAATTTGTCTCTAATTACTTTTACTTCCGGCATTTTGTTCTTCCTCTGGTTTCGGTGGTAAAAACGGAGAAAACCCGCAGTTTTTGCAAGTCCAAATGGTGGTCTCACAAAAACCACGGTCCCCAGCACGACTCATACCCCGACCAACCGTAAATTCTTGATACGACCCGCACCGATTACAAAAATATCTATTTATTTGCATCTATCTTCCCCATTAAAGCCGCTAAACTATTAGCGTCACCCTTGACGTTCACTGACATGTTAGCATTTTTGTTGACGTTCGGCACTTTGCCTTCCGTTCTATTCAGTACTTCCCTTATCGCTTGCATATCTCCCGCAACCGCTTTCTCAACCAAAACCTTGCCAATCGCTTGGGCATTGTTCAATACCTTGTCGCCAGCAACAAAACTTGGCGCAGGAGCAGCCATCGCATCCTTCAACGCACCCGTTATCGTTACCTCTTGCACCACAGCCTTAATGTCGTCTTTGCTGAACCCTTGCACTTGCATGTTGTTGACAATAGGCATCAAATTGACGCCTTTGCCCTTGACAACGTCCTCTTCAATGCTTTTCTTAATGTCTTTAATCTTGGGCTTGTAAGCAACCTTGTCGGGCGCATCCGGGCCAATAACTTCGACCGGTTCATCCCAATTAGGCTTCAAGTCTTTCGGCATTTTCTAACGCCTCCGCTTCCAAAACGTCAGTTAATGTTATTTCTGGTTTTACTTTGTTTTCGCATTTGACCGTAATCGATTCAGTTCCGTCGCCATTTCCTTGCACGGATACTAAACGGTCCTTCAACCGCTTCCGCAATTGGTCTTCTTGATATAATTTATGCAATTTGTGCAAAAGTAAAAATTCCTCTTCGCATGTGCAGCGAACATTTATTACTAAATTAGATGACATGTAAGTCCTCCCTTTTTCGTCAAGACATTATAACATAAATAAAAGGCGTTGTCAAGAGATTTTTACAGGCGGATTTTTTCTGGGCGCGATTTTTTTGCGCGGGGTGAAGGGCGAGTGTCACCACGATTCAACAATACAATTCTATTTAACTATATACCATATATTCATACCATATCACATATGGATATCATATCACTATATCACCATATCATACATATATACACTATATTCATATTTGTATAGCATATCATGTGATGTGTTGTATTGATTCATCGAATCAATATACCGATACACATTGCCGTATTTTATCACTTGACAATTGTATTAAAATAAAAATTTTTTTATGATAAAAATTCGGTGAAAAAAAGCGGTAAAAAAAATCCCCGCCCGGCGAAATCACCCCCCCTATATATATATCTATATTTTATATCTTAGTATATTTATATGATACATTGTAAATAAAAAAATTTTTTCACATTTTTTAGTATTGTATTAAAATATATTGACAATATATCAAAATAATATACCATGATATATATTATTGATATACACATACATACGCGCGCGCGCGCGATGAATTGTATATATTTAATACAATGTCAATCATTATTCAATCATTTAATACAATGTCAATTCGCGATGATGAAATTCATCGCGAAATATACTTGACAATTGTATTAAATCATAATGATTTATAAATTATTTAATTTTCGAATCACCACTTTTCTATATGGTGATGATATACCGATTTCGCGCCCTTGCGAATTGGTGATATACCAATCACCGTGCAAGTATTTATTTGTGCTTGCGATATACATATCTCTTTCTTTTTTAATATAATACATTTCATTGTTTTTATTCATCATCATAATTTCATCTCTTTTTTATTTATTTTTCATCATTTTTAACATGCGATTCACTTCTTTTAAAATCACCGGTGAATCACAAAAGTATTTTATATGCGCATAAAATAATGATTCATCACCTTGCGATAATAATTGCGCCGATTCGATAATTGCGCGCGCCTCATCCGATATTTCATCGTATATACTTTTCATCTTTTCACCTCATTTTTAAAAATTCGCAATTGTGAAATCAATTGTGTATCCGATTGATTCTTGATTCAACAATACTTTTAAATCATCAATAACCGCGCGCGCATTTTTTCTATGTTTAATATGCGCGCGAATCGATTCGCATATTGTGATGATGATTGTATTTTCATCCGATGATTCACCGGTGTTATTCATCACATATACACCATTCGCATGCGATAGTGTGATATAATTAAAACCATGCGCATATAATACTTGTTTAATTATTTTCACCGCCTCATCACTTGCGATTTCCTGCTTTAATGTATTTTTATCATTCAATCCGATATAAAAAGTCTTTTTTATCATAATTTCACCTCATTTTTTTAAATTGTTATTTCATCGAATCGATTCGGTGATTGCCTTGTTATTCGCGCCCGCCCTCATCAATTCATCATCATTTTAATATATATTTAATACAATGTCAAGTTAAAAAATAAAAAAAATAAAAAAATATTTTCATAATTTATAAAAAATTTACTTGACAATTGTATTAAAATATGATATACATATATCATCGCGCGGTGATAATGAAATACATATATCAATCGCGCGGTGATGAATCGATGATGATTCGATAATTCGATGATTCGGTGATTCATCAATCGATGATGATTCGGTGATATAACAATCGCGCGATTCATCATCACCATATAACAATATAACCGCGCGCATGTATGCGCAAGGTATAAAATAAATGAGGTGATATTATGTCAAGGTTTTATTCTATAGAGGCAATTGAAAAATTCATTGCGAATCATTGTGTTGATTGTTTATTTCAAGGCGATTCGGTAGTAGGGTTAGGCAATCAAATATGGACAATGGACAATGGTAGGTATTTTATAGTCAATGAAATTGTTTTAAATTGTTGGTCATCCGGGCATAAGGTGAGACAAGTTAGTAAATTATCGAAAAAACAAGAAAAAATGATTGAGGATGAATCAATCAATTTAATGATTCAAGAATAAAGATTGTAAATCATCGCGCGTTTTATGGCGCGCCTTGACTTGCAATTATGCAAGAATAACAAGAAACAAAAAAAGGGGTGAAATTATGTCAAGATTATATAAGGTCAATGATTTAGTGTATGTGTGTAAAAATGGAAAATGGCGCGATGGATTCACGCATAAGGTAGAAATTCAAAATCGATTCGGTGAAACATTGTGCAAGGCGATTAAAAAATACTATAATCGCACCTGGGAAAAATACGATTATCAATCCGCGATGATAACCGCGCAAGAAACATTGATGAAAAAAATCGAAAAAGCACAAGCCGGTAAGGTATGGATGAATTATCGATATGAGGATTTTAAAAAATATGATTTTGAAAAAGAGCCAGAAATCATCCGGTATTTCTAAGATAAAAAAATATTTACAATTGTATTAAATTTTACTTGACAATTGTATTAAAATATGATATAATGGAAATCGAATCAAGGCAAGGGATGAAATTTCAAAACTTGCCAAGATTCGAAAAAAAATAACAAAAAAAAACAAAAAGAGGTGAAATTATGGAAAATAAAAAAGTAAATGTATTCGATAAAAAAGCAAATTTTAATTTTATGATAAAAACAATTAAAACACTTTCATATAGCCAGGGATTTTATGGTCGGTTATACCGCGATATTGCCGAATTGAGTCAAGAATCAATCGATGAAATGATTGAAAAATTGCCAGATTTTAGAAAAGACATGTTAAATGTGGTATATTTTTTCGAATGCTAGTTTTTCACCTCATCCCTTGCCTCATCATCACCAGAGGCAAGGGAAACAAGAAATAACAATATAACAAAAAGAGGTTATGAAATGAGCAAGGATGAATTTATAAAACAGGCGCTAGAATTGATATACGCAACGGATGATGAGGGATTTCCATTGCGCGCACATCAAAAAATCGCCAGATTGCAGATATTGGCAGATAAATACTTGAATAAATAAGAGGTGAAAAAATGAAATTGAAATATGTAAATTGGTCAACAGATATATTTCCGGGATTTTATGAAAGTGAATTGTATAATTGTGATACATTATTTAATATCACCGAAAATTGTAAATGTGATGATGAATTAAAAGATGATGAATATTATGATTTTGTAGACAATGGATATGAAAATTTTGAAAAAGAGGTATGTGAACAGGCGGTAGACGCATTATTTTGTAGCCTGGATGACGCGCCAGAAATCACCGGGATGAAATTCATCGCCCTGCATAGCCCGAAATATTACAATTTCGAGACGGATAAAATCGAGGTAGAAATCGATTGTGATTGGCAACATATACTAGAATATGCACAAAAAACTATGCGCCAGAATTTCGATGACTATTTACACGAAAATTTCACAAGTCGAGACGGATTTTGGTCGTTTGTGCCGAATAATGCCGGTGAATTTTTCGCGAAATTGGATGATGATTTCGAAAGATTGAGCCAGGTATTATTAGAGTATTTTATACTGAATCACCTTGACCGCGATTTATACCAAGAAAGATTATACGAAATCGCAACAAATACAATATGGCAATATATCGAGGTATATAAAAATGGTGAGCCAGTGAATAAGGATACGAAAGATGACGAAAAATAAAACAAGAAACATCGAAAACAGGAGGCAAAAAATGATAACAATGTATATGGATGAGCAGACGGCACTTGATTTAATGGTGAAACGCATAAGACACTGGACAGACGATGAAAATAAAATTTTGCTATATAGCAAAATGTATGACCGGATGATTGATGACGGCACATTAGAAAATATAATGAATTGTTATGATTGCGATTATACGCACATCGTAGACAACGATTATATAAACAATTGCGCAATGTTGACCAAGGGTGAGGACATCGATTTTGCGAAAGTGAAAAATCTGTATGAAAAATACCGATATGCTGATATTTCCGGGGAGGTATTCGAGGATTATAAAATTGCGAATATCGAGGCTGTAGACGATGAGGATGAACCACAATATATTTTGGTTAGGTTAGGTTAGAATAAGGAGGCAAGAAATGTTATTCAAAAGAAAAAGAAAAACAATTTATGGTGTGTTTGTGTATAACAAAAAAGATGAGGAAAGATTAGCCGGGTTATACAAGGATGAACGCAACGCCGGACAATGCGCCAAGGTTATGCGCGAGGCAGGATTCACCACGCGCATCCGGTCGGTAGGATTAGATTTTTAAAGGAGGCAACAGATGAAAGACAATGTGTTATATGAAATTTTCGAAATATGTAGAGATTATCACAATGCCAAGATGACCACCAAAGATTCATCGATATTCACCGATGAATACCGCGATAAGATACTAGGTAAGATACTGGGTAAGATATGCGATTTATACGGGTTAGACCTGGGTGAAATTGAATCGATATGTAGAGATATAGACGGGTGTTGTTTTGAAATTCAACAGGGAGACGCGCCGGATATCATGGGTGAGGTAAGTGATATAGACCACTATTCGACCAAGATACAAGATATTGTATATGAAATTGGCAAGTTATTAGGAAACTATTAAACAAGGAGCGAAACAATGGGATTGTATGACTTTTTGATAAAGTATAACATCGACTATGATACATTAGTCAAGGCGATATATGATTTATCATCGGTGGTATATATCGATACTGAATTGATTGTGCCAGTGTTAGACAGTATATACGATGACGATGAATTTCAAGAATTAAAACGCAAGGAGGCATAAAATGTTGTTGAAATACGAAAATATTATTAGAGAAATGGAAAGCAACACGAAATACAGACACTTGTATAAAGCGGTGAAACATTACTGGGAAACAGACGGTAGACCAGAACACGATTTGTGTTTGCCGAACCTCATCGTATGGATTCGCCAGGTAGTGCCAGATACGGTCGATATACCAGAGTATTTCGAAATGGGTGAACAAGCAAAAGAGGATTTTTATTCGTGGGGGCATAATAGCCGGTGGTCGAATACATTTTGGAGTTTTTTGAACGACCATTTCTGTTGGTGTGTTGCGCTGTGTATGGATTTGGCAGATGAATACGGGGATTATGATGTCGAAACCTACATACAATCAACAATCGAAAAACAAAAACAAGAACGCAAGGAGTTTTAAGATGAATTTAGCAACATTTTTAGGTGGATTTCATTGTAGAGACAGTGAACAGTTTTACGATACCGATTTAGAGGCGATGATTCAAAAAGAAATGCCAGGTTATGCCGTCAATTATTACGACCTTGATGAGCAGTTTGGCACTGAAAATGTCGCCAACAGTATATGCGGTATGGTGAAAGGGAAACGCGTTATCGATTTCGAGATAGATACCTGGATGACGGATGAACAAGACCTTGCGATTTTAGTAGTCGCGATAAAAACGGAGGATTAAAATGGAAAAGAAATATGTATGGTTAGTGCGCCAGACACAACCAAGCGCAGAATACGACCAAGAAACCATCGCAGTGTATGATAACAAAGAACAGGCGGTTTATTTGGCGCGTGAATTGAACAAAGTATATGGCAAGGGATGTCGATTTAGCGAGGATTGGGATTATATCGACATTGACGGGTATTATGACGATTGTCATTATTACGATACTGATTGCCAAGAATTGAACCCGAAAGCAGAGGATTATGTTTGGCTAGCAAAAGAATATGAAAAGGAGGATGACGATGAAAGTATGGACAAATGATGAATTGTATAGATTAGCGCAAGAAAAAATCGAACGCGCCCTGGATGAATACGACCACGATGATATTGAAATGGGCGATATACCAACGCGTGTCCACGATATGATGAACCTTGCTATAAGCAACGCGAATTATCACCTATTCACGCAGTGTTTTTGGATGGATGATAATGATAGCGACCTGGACACCGCGCTGGACAGTATGATTGGCTATGTCATCAACAAAAAAGTTATGGCATACGCGGTCAATGTGGATTCGTTTGATGACGGATTTGTATTTGTAAGTGTATTGGAGGACAAAAGAAAATGAATATAGATTTCAAGGCAGTATTGCGCGAATTGGAAAAGATTGAATCTTATATCGCAGATTGCGATTATGCGCAAGCAAAGAAAATGTTAGACGGTTATAACGATGATGGCTTTTTGTTTGATTTCGCCTGGGAAAAAGACGGAGCAGATTTTATCGCCACCATCCATAACCACGATGGGAAACCGGTCATCGAGGATGATAGTTTTATCGAATTGTATGAAAACTACAACGATGATTTGCCGGTATTGGATTTGTCGCGTGATGAAATACGCGAACAAGTCGAACGGCTAGGATTAGACGAGGAGGATTAAAATGTTAGATACATTTATCGCAATGATAGCAAGGGCAATGTCAAAAACAGAATTGCGAGACATATCATACCGCGCATTCTGTCATCCGGCGCTGAGTCGCAAGGATAATAATCTCATCATCGCATTATGCGTGTATAGGGAAAATTACCTTGCCGGCGAGGATGATATTGAATTAGAAATGTGCCGGCAATCATTGAAACTAACAAAGAAACAAGTAAAAACTATAACCAAAGGAGCATAAAATGGCTTTTCAAAACAAAAATATGAGTGTTATCGCATATGCAAACGGATTTACATTATGGCACTATAAGAGTGATGAACCGATAAGCGAAATTTGCAAAGCGGATTATTTCGCGCCGATTTGGACATTATGCGCAGTAGGTGATATTATTATTATCAAAGCCGATGATTCAACCTGCATGCGTAAAATATGCATTGTCGGGGATAAAACAGTGCGAATAGCAGAATTAGATAAATAAGAGGTGTGAGGATGGGAGTAGTATTACCTTTTGTATCTAAGAAAGACAAAGTTTTGCGCGACCAGGTAAGAAAACAATGCTTGTCATGTGTTGAGCAAATAAAAAGACGCGCTGAGGTTTTAAAACAATATAGCGACCCGTTTGATAATTTTTTACCGCCAGATGAGGCAGATAAATTACAGATAGTCGCAGATAAAATCCTTGACGCAATAGCAATATTAGAAAACCAGGAGTCATAAAAATGATAACATTTTTATTGATAGTTATAATTATAATTTTATCAAGAGCCAAAATATACTAACCAAAGGAGTGAAAAATGGCAAAACTGAAAGTGATGACTATGCCAACAACGGCAAGAGACGAATTGTTAGCACGCATATTGCGCTCTAACTATACCAAGGCGCTATTAAAAGTGCGTAGTGCGTTAGGTGAATTGCGCATATTAGTAGCGGATGCACCGGCAGAAATGCCAGACGAGGACATCGATTCGTTGAATAAGTTTGTGAAAGACACAGAAAAAAGAATTGATGACTTTATTTACTAAAAGGATTACCTATGACCGAGAACGATTTGGTAGCGGTGTTATTGCGTAAAATCAATGGCGACGCACAAAAAGATTTGACACACATATTTGAGGTGTTAGACCACGATTATGACGAAATAATATCGCGCCAGTTATTTCCAGTGATGGATGTTTGTGGCGACCATCTCGATTTTTGGTATGGGTGTTTTTGCGGAACAGTGAGCAAGGTCGCAGACAAACCGGTCTTGACCGACCTTGCCACAAATCCAATACATTTAATATAAGGGGAAGAAATGGAAGACGAAAACGAAAAAACAATTAGAAGACGCGCAATGCGAGACAAGATTCGGATGGCTATGGCAGATGAAAAAAACGGGAGCAAATATGCGATATACCAACGCATACGCAGAACCGGTAGCCCGTTTAAAACCACAGACAAGCGTTGTAAATATGGCACAGAACCAGCATCACCAAAGTGTGAGGGATTGACGCGCCAGACGATATACAACCGTATTCGCAAGATGGGGTGGTCAATCGAAAAAGCGGTAAGCACACCACTAATGAAAGTAAGAGGCAGGAGACATAAGAAAAATGGACAAGACAACGGAGAAACTTTACCTAACTCTGTATTGGCGCAGTAAGGCATACGGCTATCCACCATCACTTGCTGACCTTGCGCAATATACAGGTGTTGCACAAACAAAGGTGATTGATTGGCTGAAAAAATTGGCAAAAGCCGGATACATACAATTGTTTTTGTATGATGACGGGCAATACAATGTCAAATTTTTAGTCGAACCAAAGCGCGAGTGGGTTGTCAATATAGAAAAACGAGGCGATAATTTCGTGAGTATAACCAGTGAAATACCGGTAAAAATATATATCCACGATGGACTATCGCCAGAACCAAAAGTGTATTTGAGCAGGAAATCGTTGGACAAGGTAGAATTAGTGAAAAAAGGGATTATGGTATGATAACTTTAAGGCAGTATCAAAACGATTGTGGTGTTGCGCTGATGAATGATATTGAAAATAAGGGAAATCCTATTTTACAATTGCCAACAGGCAGTGGAAAATCACTCATCATAGCTGATATTGCGCGCAGGTGTAAGGAAAAGTGGGGTGGTATCAAGATTCTTGTGCTGACGCATCGAGCAAAACTTGTCGAGCAAGACGCAGATAAGTTTAGAAAACTGGGTATTTCGCCATCTATATATTGTGCAGAATTAAAGCGCAAAGAGATTGGGCAATTTACCTTAGGCACTATTCTGTCTGTATGTCGCCACGCGGATTTGTTTAAAGATTTTCACCTTGTTATTGTAGACGAGGTGCAGATGATAAACAATGAAAACGAGGGCAGTTATCGCAAGTTTTTGGCGCAATTACCAAAAGCAAAAATTGTCGGGTTGTCTGCTACCCCTTTTCGCTTGAAAGGAGGCGCATGTTATGGCGAGGGAAGGTTATTCAATCGCATAACATACAAGATAGGATTTGCTGATTTGGTAAAACAAGGCTATTTGACACCACCAGTAAATTACGATGCCAACGCAGATGATAAGTTTGACGATATGCGAATCACCGCTGGGGATTATAACAAAGATGATATGAACCGGCATTTCAATCGCATAGTTGAAAAATCATGTGCTGACCTTGTGAAACGTATGGCGAACCGGCATTATGTGTTGGTGTTTGCGTGTTCGATTGTCCATGCAGAAGCAATTGTTAAATGCTTGACAGAGATGGGCGAAAAAGCCAAGGTTTATCATAGCGAACTATCACTGGATGAGGACAAATTAGTTATCAACCAGTTTGAAAATCGCCAGTTTAAATACCTTGTGTCCATCGACAAGTTAGGAGTCGGTTTTGACGCACCATTTGTCGATGGACTAGGGCTGATGAGACCAACAATGTCGCGTGCTTTAGCAATTCAACAATTGGGTCGCGGTAGTCGTTTGTATGAGGGTAAAGAAAACTTTTTGGTCGCTGATTACGCAGGCAATATTCGCAGGCATAATTTACTTGACCCGGATGCGTATGATGTCCCTTGGGAAAAAGTATCTAAGACTAGACGAACCAGAGGCAATACACCAGACGATGCACCAAGCAAAGTATGTCCAAACTGTCAAGCAATATGCGCGACCAGGACAACCGTATGTCAATGCGGATATAAATTTCCGCCAAAATTGACAACAAAGGCAGATATGCAAACCGCAAAAGATACAGACAAAGTGCCGATACGGATATGGCAAGCGTCTGTGGAACATAATGAAAAACATAATTATGTAAAACTTTTAATAGGTAATTTTTTAAGTTGCAGACCTGTGTTTTTCTTTCCGGAGGACAACGGATACTCCAAAACAAAAACGATAATAAATTGGATGAAAATATTTGGAGAGCATGGGTTTAAATTACCAATGAATATCGATTGCGAGTGGATGGTGCTGTATCTGAATAAAATGAAAGGATTGTTTTCTGAAGCAGAATTTGAAAAAAGAGATAAATATTGGGAACTAACAAAATTGATAAAGGAGCAAAACAATGGCTGATACAACGAGAATAGATTATTTATTAAAAGCGATGAATGAATTAAACTCAATGCTTGTGAATCACACCGTGCCTCTTACCATCGACGAAAAGACGGAATTGTTGTCGGCACACAGTAAATCGTGGAACACAATAATGCACTACATGCCGGTAGAACGCAAATGCGCTTCATGCGAACATTGTGTGTTTTGGGAGGGCAAACATTGTTGTTCTGCAAGAGAAATGCGCCCGATACCGTTCGAGGTGGTGAATAATACGGGCGGATGTAGCAAGTGGTGCGAAAAAGATTATGTGCCATTTTAATTAAAGGAGCGAAATATGAAAATTATATCAAATAAACAATATGAATATTTGCAAAAATGCAAAGAGTTTTACGAAAAGTATGTCGAGCATTATAAAATGGTTGGCAAAACAAAAAACGCTGCATTAGCGCGGAAAAGATACTGGGCTAAAAATAAGGAAAGGTTTGGCGAGTTAAGGGCACAACAATATCGAGAAACGCACCCCGACGCAAAAAAATACAAACCTCGAAAAAAAATTGTAAAAAGGTCTTGACATTTAACAAAAATTATGCTATATATATGGCATAACAAAAACAAAAGGAGCGTGATATGAATGATAAACTTAAAACCCTTCAAGAAAATTGGATTCGTGCAAAACAAAAAGAAGACGAAGCCAAACAAGCGAGATTATTGGTCGAAGATTTGATTTTGGAGGAAATTGGCTGGACATCAGGCGACCCCAATTTCAAAACCTGGAAAGACGATATAAAAATTACTTTCGGGCAGAAAGAGGAATACGATAATTCTGCATTGATTGAGTTTTTCCGCAGTAGACCACAAAACTTATTGGATGAAAGTTGCCCGTTTAGAATTAAACTGGAACCGGATGCCAAAAAAATGACTGAATTTAAGGTTGTGCACAACGACCTCTATATGAGAGAGTTTGCGCCAATATGTTCGGTCAAATTTGCGAAACCTAGTTTCGCTGTGAACGAAAGCAAAAAGAACTAACAGAACAAAGAACGGAGAACAAAATGTTTTTAGAGCAAGTAACGACAGAACAAAAACCACAAGGACTTCGTGTAATGATTTACGGTGAGCCAAAAGTCGGTAAGTCGTATTTCGGAGCACAAATTCCCAATCATGTGTTTTTAAACCTGGAAAACGGTCTGGAACACTTGAAAGGGGCAAACAAACTGCCATACACTGACAATTACGATGATGTTAAATTGATGCTGAAAGAATTAGAAAACTGTGAGCATCCATTCAAGACGTTAGTAGTTGATAGTGCTGATGTATTGGAAAACCTGATAAAGAAATGGATTGTCAAACAACAAAATAATTCTAGTTGGAAAGACGTTGCGGACATCCCGTTTGGTCGTGGCTATCCATTGCTTCTGACGGAAACCAGAAACATTATCGAGCAGTTTGAAAAGTTGCGCATCAAAAGAGGAATGAATATCGTATTCATTTGTCATAGTGAGGTCAAGAAAATGCAACCACCAGTCGGAGCAGAATATACATATATCGCACCGTCTTTATATGCGAAAACCACACAAGGCGATAGCACATTAAAGATTTACAGTGATTATGTAGATATTATCGGGTATTGCACTTTCAAGAACATTGTGCAACAAACATCGACCGGCTTCGGCACTCGCGGACAAGCAATTGGAACAGGGCAACGCGTCTTGCATTTGGATGCCGCAAATCCTGCGTATATTGCTGGGTCTCGTTATGCGATGCCACCAGAAATACCGTTCTCGTGGCAGGATTTCGTTACTGCTTTGACTGGGAAACAACCGGTAAAAGAAACGGCTACAACATTACCAACAGAACAAGAAACACAAACACAAGGAGCATAAAATGAATTTATTTGGATTTGATTTGGAACAAGCACAAAAAGAACGCAATGAAAGTATGCCAAAAAACCTCACCGCAGGTAAATACAAATTGATTGTAACTGCGTATGAGGAAGGCGTGCATCCATTTGGTGGTCAATTTACCACACCTTGCGCGAACCCTATCGACCCAGACAAGGAAATTCGCGTTAGTTGCGCATTAGTAGAAAGCGCAAACGGGTTTAAAGAGGGTTGGAAACATACTTTGTTTTTCTCACCTTTCCGCCCAAACAAAGAAAACCCAATGCAATTGTCTACAAAAGCATTGATTGACCGCGGAGATTTGGCTGATTTGGCTTTCGCTTGCTGTGGAACTGCACCAAAAGACCCACAAGAAATGGTCAGAAAAATGTTTTATATCACACTGAAAGAAAGCGTTGGCAAAGACGGTAAGTCATATTTGAACATCGACAAGATTGAACCGTTGTTTAGCGGACAAAGCACGAATGTCAACGAACAACCTACTGTGGCACAAGCTATGCCATTAGGGTCTTCAGTGGAATCTAATACGATTGAACCGGATTGGAAATAAAAGAGATTGGGCAGGAGCATCCGCCTGCCCATAACATAAAGTCAAAAACGAAAGGAGCGTAAAGTGACTACTAAAACAACAACAAAGAAAACAGTTAAAAAAACAGTTAAAAAAGAAGAACATTTTTTGAAGGTTACCTTCTCCGACCAAGGTGTAGATATCCAAGGGCAAAACGTTAGCAGAGTAAATCATATTGAAGCAATATTGGCATTGATTTATTCATTGCATACCAACGACCCAGAAATGGACACGGTAAAAACCTGCATAAATGCGATCGAGTCCTATCGTAACGATTTGAAAAACAAAAGCAAAATGATTACACAGTTGGAGCATTTGCGTGACCTTTTGCAAGAAGCAAGAAAAAAAGCAGAAGCAAAAGTAAAAGCGCAAAAGAAAACCACAAAGAAAAAATAAGGATTTATCATGAAACAGATTGATAACGCACAATTATTATCTATTGTCCAACGGATTGAACGTTTGAACGAGGATGCAGCGCAAATCGCCACTGATATAAAAGAAATTATGGCTGAAGCAAAATCTGCAGGATATGACCCGAAATATATCAAAAAAATGGTCGATTTGCGTAAATTGGACCCAGATGAATTAGACGAGCAAGATGAGTTAATGAAAATGTACCGCGATGCTTTAGGCATCTAAAAGACCGGTGCTACGGGGGTATTCACTAAAAATCACCTCCCCCCGTTGTTAGCCTGCTGGCATACCAGGTGCACCAAGTATGCCAAAGTCTTTAAGAAAAGGAAACAAGGGAGAGTAACGTGTTCGAATCATTAACTGGCGAACAATTACCAAAACAAGATAAGTGTGTTGCTTGGGATGAGAATGCCCTACAATATTTAGCAAAGGGTTATTCTGTCGTGCCATTAGCACCAAAGCAGAAGGGACCAAAGATTCAAGGGTGGACTCGCTTTTGCGAAACCTTGATGACCCCAGATGAAGCCAAGGCATTTTGTAATAAAAACAACAATATCGGGCTAGCCTTAGGTCCTGCAAGTGGTGTATGTGCTGTAGATATTGATACTGATGACCCAGAAATTATTAAACAAATTGAAAGATTGATACCTGATTCGCCTGTAAAAAAGCGCGGAGCAAAAGGATACACTGCATTTTACAAGTTTAATGGAGCGCCGAGTAAATCGGCGAAAAGCCTGGATGGACAGTCTGGCGTAGATTTTTTATCCGCCGGCAGACAAACTGTGCTTCCACCCTCCATCCACCCTTCTGGTATGGAATACTGCTGGTTAACACAACAGACGCTTTTGACTATCGACAAAAGCACCTTGCCGGAACTAACCGGAACGGCGCTAGACCAGTTACTAGCGCTTTTCCGGCCTAAGACTCATATAGAAAAAAAGCAAATTGAATTACCGCGCATAGAGGTTGAACGTAATTATATCGAAACAAATCTCGAAACCGCAAAAGAGGCGTTGAATTTTATCGACCCGGACCAAAGTTATGACACCTGGATTCAAGTCGGGCTTGCATTGCAAGAAGGATTTGGGCCAGTTACTGGTTGCGAATTGTTTGTAGACTGGTCTGCGCGTGGAATGAAGTTCGATGGCATTGCTGAATGTTCAAAAAAGTTTCGTTCGTTTCACGACCCTCGTGAAATTACATTAGGCACATTGTTTTTCTTGGCCAAACAGAACGGGTATGTTGGTCCGGATGATTTTGACCTTGCTGCAATTAAGGCAAAGGCAGAAGAAGGTTCGCGTATGCTAACCCTTTGGGCAAAAACAGTAGAGGAAAAGCCAGATGTTGCGCTGGCGAGTCGGGAGGAACTGAAAAAAATAATCACGCAACCTGTTGGTGCAATTAAAATGGTGTATGATTGGATTCGCAAGGTTTCGCCTGTGCGTCAGGATGTGTTTGCTGTTGCCGCTGCAACCTCTGTTGTAAGTGCGTTCTATGGACACAAGTTTCGCGGACATACGCGCACTTATACAAATAATTACATTATCTGTGTAGGACCATCTGGCTGTGGTAAAAGCGCCGTTTGCGATAACGCATTATGGCTGATGAGTAACGGACCAACTAGACTGCATGCAAGATTGATGGGCGAAATGGCATCTGCGCCCGGCATGATTGACGAATTGGTACGCAAAGACGGTGTTGCGTATTCGTTTATTGACGAAATCGGACAGTTTTTTCGCTTTGCTAAGGGCGAGGGGTCGAGCCAATATACGCAGGCTATCGGAACCGAAATGACGAAAATTTATAGTAAGGCGAACTATGTGTATCAAACACAAGCTTACTCTGCTGCGGCAAAAAGACCGGTGCGCGAAATAGACCATCCGTGCTTCATTATATTCGGGCAATCGGTGCCAAATCGTTTATATGGTGCAGTAACTTCAGATGATTTCCAAGACGGATTTTTTAACCGTTTTACGATTATTGAGGTAACAGAGGATGAACGCCCTGAAAAAAACAAAGATTGTGTGGCCCCGGATGACGAACCGCCAACAGATATTTATGAATGGTGGAATCACTTGGATGCCTGGACAGTGAATGAGGCTAACAAGATAAGACCGCAAGCATATAATACAGGTGGTGTAAATATTTTGTCGGTGCCATACACCGAGGAAGCAGAAAAATTATTAGATGAGTGTTTTGAATATTATAACTACACGTTGCCGAATAGTTTAGACAGTAAGGATTTGTTTAGAAAAACACTGACACGTGCGCACGAAATGTTAGACAAGTATTCGTTAACTGCATGTGAGTTTGTGGATGACAGACCGGTGGTTACGGTAAATTCGGTGCGCTGGGCCAAAGCATTTGTGGATTTTCATTTGTTAGGGCTTAGAGAGCATGTAAGGGAATTGGGAGACACGCCGTATGCACGCGATTGTATAACCATGAAAAATTGCGTGGAAGTTGGCAGACGTTACACCAAAGGTGAATTTTATACAGCAACAAGCGTCATCCACATTAACGTGAGACAAAAAATGATTGATGACTTAGTAACACAAGGAGTGTTTGCTTATGAAAAAGATGAGAGCGGAACTTATATCGTCAGACGCCGGTAAGCGTTTAACGGAATTTTTGCTAAACCGTTACGGCACAATAAAAAACGCTGCGTTATCGTTAGGCGTGCCATATATAACGTTGCATCGTAATTGCCACTCTCCGCATGGTGGTTGGGCATATATCGATTACATCATCGGCCCTCTATTGCATGAGATTGACGAGGCTAAAGCGCAAAAAGAGTTTGTGCAAGAGCAATTGACACACGTAACTAGGCTTTATAACGACCTGGTTGCTAAGCTGGAAAAAGAAAATATGGAGGAGTTTATATGAAAATATTTACACTGCCAATTCGCCTTCCGGGGATTAACGAATACCAAAACGCTTGCCGTCGGCACCCTATGGTAGGCGCTACAATGAAAAAAAACTGCGTGAAACAAGTGATGACATACTTGGGAGAACCTACGCACCTGTCTTGGCCAGCGCAATTCGAAATCATTTACACAGAGCCGAATAAAAAACGCGATATTGATAATATCACCGGGTTTGGTTCTAAAGTAATTTTAGACGCGTTCGTAAAGGCTGGTTTTTTACCCGACGACGGGCCAACTTATGTTAATAAGATAGATTCCACCGTCACGTACGGAAACGAGCCACAGATTGAAATATACGTTAAAGAACAGGGTGATACTCTTTGGACAGATATTAGCGATATAGACAAAGCGTTTGCAGAGGCGCAAAAATGGGCTAAAGAAAACGGGATGCCTACTCGCAAAGAACCGGTCGTGGTCAAAAAGACCAAGACTAAAACAACAAAAACAGAAACCAAAAGGAGCAGTGGATGTACATTGACTATAAACTTAAGTTAATATGTGCAATATTTTTGGCGCTTATCGCAATAATATTCGGAGAAGCGTATTTGATAGATAAAAAACATGCTATAGTAAATACGCCGCCTATCAGCCCGAATATGTCGGTTTGATAACCGGCTGTATGATAATTGCCGATGAGCAACGCATACCAGCGGAATCATTACGTATAACAATGTAAAAAAGGATTAATTATGAAAAAAATATTTGCATTACTTTTATGTTTAACTTTAATAACACCTGCACAAGCGTTGAGTTCGATTAGATTTCGCCCACACCAATGCGAAACTTGTACAGCATACAATGTTGGCTATCAGACCGGTAGGCACGATGCGCGTAGCCATACAGCAAAAACAGTATTCTTTGTTGGTACAGCGGTAATCGCAGGTGTGATTATATACCAACTAGGTAAAGAAAGTCGTTGGACGGCGCACGATGGACAAGTCGGTTATAGATTTTAAAAAAAGGAGCAACAAATGAAAAAAATAATCGCATGGGTGTTGTTAGGGGTAATTAGTTCGTTTGGAATAGGGTATGTAGTCGGACAGCATTTTCAAAAACCAACCGTAGAAAACTGTTTAGACATTTGTGCGGAAGAATTTGAAAAATACGCTTGTTAAAAAGGACACAACATGTCAGAGCAATTAGAATTTTTCCAGAATTACAACGACATTGACATTTGGATGTCGCTGAACACCAAGACGGGCGTGACAACATACTCGTTCTGGTGGAAAGGCGTGACCTATGAACGCACAAATCCATCACAGATAATAAACCTAGCAAGAAAATTGGAGAAACAAAGATGAATTGTCCATACTGTAATAAAGAATTAAAACTATTATATGACAATACAAATGTTTTTAGATGTTCTAACATACAATGTAAAAAAAGTATTGGTATGGCAGGGACACCTGAAATATGGGAAAAGGTTGCGCAAATAGCAAAAATACGCAACGCAGGCAGAAAATATACTACAAACCCAGAGATAAAAGAAAAACGAAAGGAATATTTGGCGCAAAAATATGCAACAGACCCTGAATTTAAGGAAAGGGTTTTGAAAAATGGTCGTAAGTGGCGTGAAATAAACAAAGACAAGGTTGCAGAACGCAATAAAAAATATCGTGAAACTCACAGGGAATACTACAAGGAATATATGAAAAAGTATAACCAAAAGAAAAAGGACAACAAATGAAAACAATACTGATATTGACAATGCTGTGTGCCTGCCAGCCGATAGATGGGTATCAGGATTACTATATCTGGGAACAAATAGGGGGTTAAAATGCAATCTAAATACGAAGTCGTTATTACAGACAAAGAAACAAACAAATATGTAGCGTTCGAGTGTTCAACACCACATGAAGCCCAGTGGGGAATAGATTTAGCAATTAAAAAATTAAACAACAAAGGTGGCAACAATGAGTGATTCAGAAATTCGTATGATGCATTATACAATAGAACAATTATCAGCAGAATTACAGGCAATAAGACAGTATGTGAGTGATATAACACCAAAATTGGAACGCACACGCGAGGCATTGGGACTTGCACTAGATTGGTTAGGACAGGTTGCAACGCCAGAAAAATGTGATGACGACCTTTGCCGTGAATTTACAAAACGAAAACTTGCTGAAATCAAAACAGCACTGGAACAAAAGGATGTAAAATGAACGACAGATTTAAGTTTAGAGTGTGGGATAAAAAATACAACGAATACATACCAAGCAGTATGATTAGCACTTTATTATACTTTGGACACAGAGATGAATTTCACATTGAATTTAAGTGCTTTTCAACATTTGCTGATAGTTTAATAATAGAACAATGCACAGATCTGAAAGATAAAAACGGAAACCTGATTTATGAAGGGGATAAAGTTGAAATATCGGTTTATGGCGATGTTATTAACGAAGGTTTTGTTGAAACAGATACACAGTATCAAGGCATTGTTGTTTGGGCGAAACAAGGGTTTTATGTTGAAGTTGCTGATGAGTTCTTTTATATACCAGAAGAACCAGAAGATGTTGAAATCATTGGCAACATACACGAACAACCAGAACAAAAGGATGTAAAATGATGTTTGGGGCATTTTCAAAAAAACAAACTGGGCGGGTTGAAACAGTTGGCGATAGTAGGGGGCAGGTATTTAGAAAGTTGGTGCAAAAAGGACTTGACCCAAACCAGTTTGAAATTCGTGAGTTGTTAGAACAAAAGGACTAAACAACAACCAAAAGGAAAGGAAATGAAAATACTATACATACAAGAGCCAGTTTGGAATCCTAATAAACGAGAGTGGGTTATAAACTATGGCGTGTCGGATTATGTTGACGACAAACCTGTAAAATATGTCCAGAAAGTTACGACAGAAACACTATTGTCCGCAGTGAATTACACCAAACTATTGGAAGAACAGAGGGAGAAAACAAAATGAAACATCCGTTATCAAAATACAAATACTATACAGTCGGCACGAAGCACAAAAAAGAATTTGTTTCGTTTACGGATATTGCCAACGCATATAAAATATCCAAGGGCGCTGTGGCGGGTAAATTTTACCGCACTAAAACAAACATTATATACATAGGCAAAGATAAAATTATTAGAAAGCTACATGTTGACAATTAAAAAAGTTGATTTTATAATACAAAAAAAGGAGGGATAAATGCTAACAAAACAATGGAAAAGTGTTTTAGTCCAGGTCTCTCCAATTAATATAGTACCGTTGTCACACTTGTATGACGACGGTTTTTTTATTTCTGCCATTTATGGAAACGAGGCCTGGATTATTAATCAAAAAACATTTGAATCAAAACCGGTCCGTTTTATAGGAGTTACACCAAAAGAAATGTGCCCAAGCATGATTCGATACAATGACAAACAATACAAAAGATTTCTTAGGCGTTATCCTACGCCAACCTATTATTAATCAACCGAAACGCTTTCGATATAATCAAGTGGTAATCCATCAGCAGTTGTAATAACAACCTTATACGCACCTGTAGCTAAATAAGGAACAGGGAAATATCCAAATCCATTTGCCACTACAGGGTTCTCTTGAACAACGTTTAACGCCGCATTAGAGTATACTTTTGCTAAAATATCTGTCCCCGATTCATAAACATACATTAAAGCACCAGCTGCAGGTGCGCCGTCAAAATTTATAGCTGCCCAACGAGGGTCTTTTAACATTGGCATATTAATCTCCTTGTGTTAATATTCTACCGCTTTCTATTAAGTATTGATTTATTCCATCACCCAAGCCTTCAACAACTCTTTGCATTAAATTGCGTTCTGTTGTGTCCTTAGCTGTGCTTAACATCTTGTTAAACACCTCTGCAGATGGATTGGAAGCAAATTCTTCAACGACAGCCATTGTTTTAGGACCAAAGCTAAGTTTTCTTGCCACTGTAACCGCAGAGTTAGCGCCTGCAACTCTAGCGCCTGCAGCGCCCGCAATAAACGTTCTGATAACAGCATCGACTAAGCCAGTATTATCTTCGTATTTCTTTACTGCTTTTAACCATGTTTTTATATTATTTGCCGCAATTATCTTTGGAGCGGAATCTTTTACAAAATTCTTTAATTCATCTTTCGCAAAATATTTGTTTAACGTGCCATAAGGACCTGTGGCCGCCATTAAGGACTCAAACTTTGCTGTATCGCCAGCAATCAAAGCATCTAATAACTGGTTTTCATATCCAAGTTTGAACCCAGACAACTTTGCCGCGGCTTCTTTTGCATCCATAGCATCTGCTAAATGAGCCTCTAATGTAGATAAACTTTTGTCCGTATATTTTTCGCCAAGTTCGTGTAGCGCAACCATTTCATCTGCATTACTCATCGCTTTTAATGCACCATCTAAAATATCAGATTCGGCTCCTAACAAGCGATTTATTTCTTTGTGATATTTTCCAGGCGCAGTAGAAGACCCTTGCATAACGTCTTTTTTCATAACATTTTTAACATGGTTTTGCATGTCCATCAAATCATATACATTGCTCGACCCGTTTTTAATGATATTATCAGCAAAAGTTACCGCATATTGCTTTTTAACCCCGTCTGCCATCTCACTATCGAACTGATGAGATAATTGTGCAATTGCTTCTTGTTTCTCTTCCGGAGAAACATTTTGCATGTTTGCCAATCTGCTTTCAATAAATTTCTGTTTACGCGCTTGCACAAAACGATTCATTTCTCCTTCTGCATATCCGCTTGGTTGTAGCGCAGAAAAGTCAGCAACATTAGCAGAGTCTCTAACAACTTTTGTGGCTTCATAATCTTGCCGTAACAAACTGCCGGCCACTTTTGTGTTTTCTTCAAACTCTGCGAAGTTTTGATTAATTTTATCTTGTGCTTCTTTTAACCCTGCTGATTTTACTTCGTTAAAATTCTTGTTATTTACGCCCATATAACGAACTAAATCATCCGCTGTTGTGCCAAGTTGTTTCGCGCCTGTTGCGTCTGTGTATGTTTTGCCCAGCCAACCTATGATGTTGTTTGCCGCTTTGCCTTTTTCTGCATCCGTTAACACCTTTGCATTGTTATAAGCTATTTTATCCGCAACAGACAATTGACTTTCTACAATACTCTTAAACTTAGGCGATTTACTAATCATTTTTGCAATCATAGCGCTAGCTTCCGGACCAACATTTTCTGCTATCTTAGCAAAAAACGCACCAGCTGCTTCCTTTGTGGTAGCACCCGGTATTTCTAATGCTTTATAAAACGCATCTCGCGCCGAAGCAACACTTTCTTTTCCGCCTAATAAACCAATCGTAGCGTCAACAGTAGCAATGTTTTCTTTTACTTTTCTAACAGCACCACCGATGCCACCAAACATCATATCAAAAGTCATGTTCGCTAAACTGTCTGCCCCTGTAGAACGCAAGAAAGACTCCCCTTGCTCCCATTTTTTTGTGCCAGCTTCTTTTTGTAAAGCATTTTGCAAATTATACTCTAAAGAAGCGGCCGTAGAACGAATACCAACTTCAGCCAGATAGCCACCCGCTCGTGCACTACGTGATGTTTTTTCGCCAACAATAGCGCCTTTTGCCATCTTACCTAATTTTGCGCCGTATTTTATAGCGGCACCAGCTGCACCAGATGGAACAAACAAACCCAATAATTCGCCGCCAGTAGCATAACCAGAATGGTCTTTAGCAATATCGGCATAAGCTTCGGTTGCCTCAGGCATCGTTTTAGATGATATATAACTACCAAGACCACCAGATACGCTATCAGCTATACCGCCGACAAAAGCTAATCCGCGTTCTGCCTTTCCTGTACGACGCAGTTCTGTTTCCCTGTCTTCTTGGGCTTCTTTCGCAGCTTCTTTATTTTGCTCTGCCAAAGCATTTATTTTCGCGGTGGCAGCCATGTCTTGTGCTTTGTATCTGTTTATAAAATACTGTAGCCGGTCTCCAATAGCCTGGTCGTCGATACCGCTCGTTCTCATATTGTTAACATTTTCAGCGGTTTTGCCTTTACCCCAATGTTCTTCCAATAAATTAAAATCTTGTTTGGTTATATCAACTGACATTGTGGTCTCCTATAAACTTACCATATCACTACCATCTTGTTGCTTAGTAATAACTGGCATACCTGCTTGGCTCATACCTAAGGTATCGCGCGGAATCATCGTTAAGCCTCCACCAGCCTTTCCTTTTGTATTTCCATATACCATTAAATTTACATATTCTTCGCGAGATATAGGCGCACGTTCTCCAGCAACTTTTTGCGCAGAATCGTATAATCCGCCATAGTAAGATTTTAAAGCTGGGACAATTTCTTTACCGCGTTTATTCGCAATAATTTCCGCTATCGGAGCAAAGCGTTTTTGTTCTGTACCACTGTTAATAACAGATGCACCACCTTTCGGGAATAATTGCATTAAGTTCATAACAGAACCTAATACTGCCTCTTGTAGTGCCATCGTAGCTTCTGCACGATTACTAATAGCTTTGTCTCCAAGCAATCCAAACCAACGACCAATCTTTGTGTCAACCAAGCTAGCCGTTTCGTCGAATTGCCCTGGGTTTTCTTCTATCAATTTTACAGCATTTACTACGCCTTCTGACGGAATCACATCGCCAACAGCATTTGCGCCGTTTGCTGAGGTTTTTGCCGCCGCTTTTAATTGAGCTGCTTGTTGTCTACTTAATGCGTTAATATTTGCAACATCTATTCTGTTTTTGGCATTTATATCTGCAATTCTTTCTCTGCTTGCAGCGTTTATATTCGCAACGTTTTCACGACTACCTGCATTAATATTCGCTACTCTTTCTCTGCTTGCGGCACCTATATTGGCTACATTTTCACGACTTGTGGCACCTATGTTTGCCACATCTACAGCTTTTTGATATCCTACATCGGTCGCGTAATTTTTAGCATCTGCGTTAATACCAGCAACTTCAACTTTTCCTTCTGCTGCCCTATCCGCAACATATTTGGCACGTTGATAATCCGCCAATTTAGCACTATCTTGCAATGCTTGTTTTATTTCACCTTGAACTTCTGCCAACGTTAACGCGTTGTCGCCTTTAACGCCTAATTGAGCCAAAGCTTGAGCACCTTTTAATTGTTGTAAATTCATACGATTTGCTGCTTTTAATTTTTCAATATCCATCTTTTCACTAGACGTATAGAACTCAGATGCAGTTAAATCATCCATGCCTTGAGTTTCATAAGGCAACAAACGTTTTATAGCTGCGCCATATTTCTTTTTTAACTCAATGTCTTTTGTTGCATACGCGCGTTGAGATAATACTTTGGCGCGATTGATATCCGCTTGATAACCCTCTGGGTCTTCTTCGGCCAGTTTCTTTTCGTATTCAATTTCTCTTGCTAAATTTTTACCCATGTAAGCTTCTTTATCTACGCCAGATATAAAATCAAACGCATCAATTGCTCTACTTGCCGCTTGTTCCATAGGGCTTCTGCGACGTCTTTGTTGAGCCGCTCTAGACAAATCTACATCATCAACAGTTAAACCGCTGTCGTTTTGGCTATTAGATTCGCTAGATTCATCCTTTGGCAACAAATTATTTGCGCTCATTACTTGCATGGTGTCTATTGCTTCTTTAGGATTATTTGGATTTGTAATAGAAGCCTGTGTAATAACGTCTACCTCTTCTGGCGTAAAGCCACCTTTATAACTTACCGCGCCTTGTTGCGGAAACGGCTCAAACCAAACATCCGCATTAGTCGTTGGTTTTTTAGGCACTAACACATCATCCACTTGAAACCCGCTTGGCGCAAAATACATTTCGTCGGTAAACGATACATTATCTGATACTGGTTGTTTTACTTCTGGGAACGGAGTATATGGAATACCGGTAGATGGGGTCGGCACCTCTGGAAAAGGCGTATAAGGAATACCACTGCGGGGAACTAACCCACCCCCGTTTAATACCTTATTACGGTCCCACGAGTTCATAATGTCTATTATTTTATTAACGTCAACCATTAGATATACCTCAATAATCCATTCACTAATTGAGCTTTCTTGCGTTCTTCTACCCCATTAACTGCACTTATAGCCTGGTCTGGGTCAACAGCAAGCCCTGTATAACCCTGTGCGGCCAAATTGCTATTTGCACCACGAGCAACATCCATTGCTTTTTTTGTCATATCGTCAGTTTTAGCCTTTTGGCCTTCTCCGTATGCCCATAAGGCATTTTTACCCAAACTAGATATTGTCTTTGCTATTGTATTATATCTATTTGCAATAACGTTAGCTTGAATATTCGCCTGATTTAATATGGAATCACTCATAGCGCGACGCGCGTCTTGCCAACCTGAAAAATCTAAGTTATACGCCATTTTATACTCCTAAAGCTTTTGCATAATTCACTTTTAAGAATCCGCTTTCATCTTCAACGACCGCATCTGGTACAACATCCTTAACCTCTTGTGCAATTAAGAACAAGTGTTGTTTGCCATCGTCTAAACCGGATTCTTTGGTATAACGACCTAAATAGATATTCAATCCATTATGACTCTTGCCAACTAATTTTAAGTCTGTTTTTAATCTTTTGTCCGAGAATATTGCTGCGGCCGCACCAATTGTGCCTAATGCTCCAATAGCAGAACCGATAAGATTATCACGACCTGCTTTTTTTGCTGCGCTTGTTGTTGCACCTGCTTGTTCACGAGCAGCCCTAATCATCGCATCGTTTGATTCTCTTTGCATTTGGATATTAGCAATAGCGTTAGCTAAATCTGTTCCGGATACACCAAGCTTATCCAAAATACTGGATTGAGCATCGGTGCCGTAAGTACCATACTGAACGCCGCCTTGTAATTGATTTAATCTATTGCCATAGTAATTATTCGCAAAGTTTAATAAAGTATCATCTAATGCTGCGGCTGTTGCGCCAGAACGCAATAACCCTGATGTAGCACGGTTCGACATAACTTTACGTTCGGCCAAATCTTGCATTTGGCGGAAATTATTGTCTCCCGACAAAGAATCAACTCCGCCTAATAACAGCTTCATGTATTCATCTAAAGACTGCGCACCAGCTTGGCGATACGGTTCATATAACGCTTTTGCTTCGTTTAAATATTCCTGCTGTTGAGCGGTTGCTCTTTGTAAAGTTGATTCTATGTTAGTTGGAACGCCGCCTCCGGAACCAATACCTCCTGTCCCCCTAATATTACTAATAGTAGAAGGTCCTGCAACACTAACGGGATACATAACCATCTTTTTCTCCTTATCACCAATATGTTAGCATAAAACCACTAAAAAGTCAAGGAATAAAGAAACGTCTACCTGATTTTGGAGCCCTTTGTTGGATATGGCACCACCCAGAGGTATATTTTAAATCTTCAACATAAAGCCCTAATTCCTCTAACCTTTTTTTATTTTCTTTTAACCACGCTCCTAATTTTCCGTCAGGGTCAGCAATGTCTACGCCGTCTCCTGTCAAATGGCAAGAACCAAACGGGATTTTGCTTTCGTCGGTTATGCCTTTTTCTTTGTATATACGTATCTGATTTTGCCTGCTTCTAAGGCAAGAACTAAATACCCTAGCGGGTTTAAACCCAAGGGCATTTAGTTTCTCGATTAAAACCCCTGCATTAAAGCAGACCTGAGGTGTGAAGTCTTCCTTCACACACCCAGACTTTACGCTCCTGTTATACCACTCAGCATATACAAACTTCATTATTTTTCTTCTGGTTTAGATTCTGGTTCTAAATCAGGTTCTGATTCAACTTCCTGCTCAACTTCCTGCTCAACCTCAGACTTAGTTTCCACTTCGTCTTCCTTGGTTTCTGCGACTTCTGGTTCTTTTTCTGACTCAGAATCAGACTTATCGTCTGCTTTCAGTGCCAAACGAGTAGGACCTTTACCTGTATTATCTGGTTCTGGCGCGACATAACCTTCAATCGTGATTACAGCTTCTGAAACCAAATAATCAATAAATGCATCCACATCTGCGTATGTGCTTTGCAAAGCCATAATGCCGTCATACACGTACACAGCTGCCGTTGTGGTTGCGTTTGTTGTCGCAATTTGATATTCAATTTCAGCAGAATCACGCGTTGCAGACCAAGTGCGCACTAAACCGTTTTTCAGTTCAGTTCCCCAGTTCCCGTCAACCTGCAAATACTTGCCGTCGCCATCCACCAAGACAACACGGTCTGTTTCAATAGTTCCTGAAAACAGCCCATGAGCATCTGTTTTTGAATATTTTATTTCGTTAATTGACCCTAATGTTAATTTATACATTTTTTACTCCTTATTTTTTTCTTTTTCCACAAGCCATTTTTTTCACTCCTTTAATTGACTTATTTTACTTTCATGCAAAATTTATTCAACATATTAGCATCAGAATCCAATATGTGTTTTAATTCTACTATCGTTTCGCTGTATCTGGTAACCCCTTTACCACAAGGCTCGGCAAGATAATAAATCCGCCAGTTGCCATCTACTATTTTGTAAATATTATACCGATAAAACTTTCCAGCGCAATATTGCTCAACAAAGGTTTTCATCGGCTCAATCCCCCGTTGCGTATAAACTCTAACCGTTTCCACTCTGCGTATTCTTCGGCGGTCAATGCACCTTTTTCAGCGTTGCACTTTTTGCACGCCAACAATATTTTACTACCCCCAAGTTCCTTTTGACGGGATTTTGGGGGTTCGTGTTCTATACTAGCATTTGATAACGGAAACTGTTTTAGACAATAAGGACACACAAAAAATCCGTGTTGGTCATAAAGTTTCCGCCATCTGCTCATTATTTGCTCTTTTTCTTCAAGGCATTAGCGATGGTTTCAGCATCTTTCTTTGTGAAAACAACAGAAAACACATCAGCCCATTTAACTATTTTTGCCAAGAAAGTATTATCTTTCTGGGTCGGAGTAATTGCCACTATTGCTGTGCAAAGTGCAACAATCATTCCCCATACTTGGAATATTAAATCCCAATTTTCAACCAACCAAGTCATTTTTTACTCCTTTTTTTAGGTTTTCTACAATAATCTTTATAAAGTTCACGCAGATATGAATTTCCGCCCATCGCTTTATATTCGTCATAAAGCCGATGAACGGTCGCCCTATCATCTCTACGCATAGCATCTAGTATTTCTAAACGCAATAACCGTCGGTCGTGTTCACTTTGGTTGGACAACACGGTATCTAACTTATCTTCAATACGACCTTTATATTGAATCTTTTTGGTCGCCCACTCAATTAAAGCAAACACAGCCCTCCACATAACCGCCTCCTACGCAACAGTTTTTACCCACAGGCGGTTTTCAGCACTCGCCGTGTATGTGATTTCTTTTAACTTTTCGCCGTCTTTTGGCTCGTCTTTTGAAATCGCAAATTCGCACTCTTTGTTGACCTTGACCTGATAAGTTTTTCCGTTCTCAAACTGCACACCCATAACTTCATCAAACGGTTTCCAGATACCACGGGTGGTAATAATAACTGTTGGAACGGGCGGTTCGCTAGGTTCAACAACAACATCTTCCAAAACTTCGCCGTTTTCCATTTCTAAAACATCATCTTCCATTGTGTTCCCCTATGGTTCAATTTCTTGCACCGATGCCTGCACGCCTTGTTCGTATTGTGCTTCCAATTCCAAGTTATTCAAACTCGCCTGCGTGATTTCCAATGTGTTATCGCCTGCCTGCACTTGTAATGTCTGTCCTGCGACAGATTCCGTTGTCGGTGTTGCAAGTGGATACACTACGATTACAGGTGTCCCTGCGGCGTATTGGTCTGCAAGGAATTGTCTAAAACCTGTAGCAGTTTCAAATCTGTCATCCTTTATACAAACTCGTTGTGTGCCGTGCAATAAAAATTGGTTATTCTGCATATTGCTAACATCTGACGATGCCCAACCATAATGTGTAGAAAAACTTCTGTAATTACCTGATACTTTATCTTTCAAAAGAGAACTGGCAGCCCAACAAGCACCACTTTGATACGAAGCCCAACCTTCCGTTCCATCCAGCACCTTAACCCCGACGCGACGGGTGATTGCGCCGGTCGTGATATTTTGTTCATCTTTATAATCACCAACCGACAATAACATCTGCGCGGTCGCAGTATGCCCCGCCGAATCGCGAAGCGTTTCAACCATGCCGTCGGCATAGATACCATACGGTTCATACGCAGTTGCGGTTGAACCTTTTTCTAGTTGGATTTGTGCATTTGCATACAAATCGTCAAGTAGTTGTTGATTCATACCGTGAAAGCGTAAATATATAAATCCATCATCTTTTGTGGTAAGCGAACCATCCCTGGCACCATACTCATGATGCGCAAAGGCTTTCCAGTTTGCATTATCTGTTCGACTTGTTGTGACAAGTCCATAAATATTTTTTCCTTTTGATGTATAACCATTTAGATACGTTGTTGACAGGTAATATGTGGTATTAGGTTCTAATTTCAATGGAATGCTTTTGTAACCAGCCACTG